GAGACTCCTGCTCGCTTTAGTCGTGGGTCTGACATTAGTTTGTATTGTAGTTAGGGTAGTTGCCAGTACGCTTTACTTCTTTAGCACGCTTAGCCATAAGTTTCTTGAGAGCCTCAGCCTGACGCTTCTCTGCCTCAGTTGGCAGTGGAGCAATTCTTGTAACAGGTCCCTTTGCTCTTGGAGTCATACCTAAGAATTTTTTAATATCTTCTGGATTAGGAAATGATGGCATTATTTTTTCTTTCCTGATTTCTTGGCAGCCTTCTTGACTACCATTTTCTTTCCAGTCTTCTTGGCTTCAGCCTTTGCCATAGCCATACCCTTTGCGGTGTATGCGAATTCTTTCATTCCTACTTTTGGCATTATTTCTTCTTACCCATCTTCTTAGGAGCAGCCTTCTTAGCAGACTTCTTCATAGCCTTCTTACCCATAGAAAGTTCCATCATTTTTTCTTTCTTGGATTCCATCTTCTCAGCCATCTTGTATGCTTTGTTCTTCATCATATTAGACTCCCAGTTCTTTCATTACTTCAGCGGATTTGTTGTTGATGTCTTTTGCTTTGGGCATAGTATCTGCGTCATAGGCTCTGCCCAATTGCTCTGACGCTTTATGTGCTTCTTCTATGTGACGCATAGTGGTACCTGCAGGTTGTATACCTTGTGCTCTTGCATCTCGGTAAGCCTGTAGTTCAGAGTTCCACTTCTTGTCAGGTATATCTCGCTTCGCATCTCCAGGATTCATCTGAAGAGTTGATGCTTTACAACCAAAGCAACCTTCAACATAAGTTGGATGTGCTTCCCAATGCTTTGCCATATTTGTCCCTACTGTGCTGTAAAGTTTGCCTCTGTAATTCCAATACCCGCTGCAATAAGTTCAGCCTTCTTTGCTTCACTTACTGTGTGGTTATATCCACCTCTGTAAATCTCATCGTAGTCTGCTTGGTCTTCATCAACGATGTACCTTACTGTTGACCAAGTAGCACCAGATTTAACTACTGTTACACCTTTGCGTAATTTGGCAAAGTAAAACAAGCGATGTCCACCAGATGGACCTTCAAGTACATATGGTGTAGTGAATGTGTAATTTGCCATTGTTCTCCCTAATGAACTTACTCTTAGGTAAAGGCTAAGCGAACCTAACCTTTACCCAAGCGTCAATCAATTAAGCGATTGATGAACCAGATTCAATGCGGTATAGTGCTTCTTCACGGTAACGTGCAAAGCCTAGAACGCCGTACCAACCCATTGGGCGGTGACGCATCAAGCGGTCAACTACTGGACCGATGACTACGTGTGGTTCTTCAGCAACGGCTTCTGCCATTGCTTGCTGTCCTGCGAGGATTGTGCGGTACACCTTTGCAGATGAAGCACCGTCTGTTGCAGAGTAAAGACGTGGAGACTCTACGAAGTATGCACCTTCGTATGTTCCGATTTCTCCTGCCCAGATGCGGTCCTGTGATGAACCGTATTGGTTAGGAAGCAACCAACCTGCTGAGCCTGTTTCGGCGCGTAGGTCGTGTGAAACTTCTGGGTGGATACCAGCCCAGTAGAGTGAACCCTTGCGACCTGTTGCCTTGTTAGCACGGAGTTTTGCAACTGCCTTGCGTAGGTTTGCAGATGAAAGAGTTGCAGCAGCAGTGATTGTTGCTGTTGATGTTGCTGTTGAACCTGAGTAGATTACGTTTGAACCACCGCGAAGAGTTGTCATCGCAACTGAGTCAATAGAATCTGCAAGGTTGAACGCAATGATGTTAGCGATTGCTGGGTCTACATCAGCGAGGCTGAAGAGTTCCAACGCACGTGTTACTAGAACTGAGTTACCGTACTCTGCAAGAGTAATTGTTACAGATGTTGGTGTAGACATTGCTACTGCATCTGGGTCAACTGTTTCTGTGAGTGCAGTTGTTGCTGCTGAAAGGTCAACGTACTTCTGTAGAACTACAGTTGAGCCTGGGATTGATTGGTTAGTTGGGCGCTTGTCTGCGACAGAACGAATAAGAGGTTCTGAACGGAGAGCAAACTCCAAAAGACGGTCATACGCCTTTTGTACTAAACCTGCTGAACCAGCGGTACCGCCGAGAGATGCGGAATCTGTGGATACGTAGGCATTAGCCATTGCTTGTCACCTCCAAGTGACTAGGAACTATGAATGTTTTATTGTGAGCGGAGGAGAGATAAGATTTCTTCTGCAGATTCTGCATTAGCCAATCTTTGCTCTATGTTCTCTGCTCGGTCAGGTGTTGTTGCACCCTGCGTTACTACATCCTGTTGGCGTAATGCCGCTAGGTCTGCAGTGTTTGCTGCGGATGCGTCCTGTGCAGATGTTAATCCAAACAAATCTCCGTTATCATCAAGCCAAGTATTAACTGACTCTTCTGAAACATCGTCGATATCTTTTAGGATTAGACGTACTGCTTTAG